TTGTTGTTGCGTTCAACATCATGTAAACCATTATAGAGACTTCTGAGAAGAAAGCAAGGTTTATTTCTAATTATTTTTAGATAAATAAAAAACCCCAATGTTTCTGGGGTTTATTGGGCAAAAAATATTAGGGGTAATATGGGATATTTGTGCCTGGAGTAGTTGTTATATACTTACCCCCACAGTTTTTAGTTGCTAGAAATAAAAAAATATCCTACAGTGGGGGAGCGTTATTTATGTCATTAAAGCCCGTGATCGATAGTTTGGATCAAGTCTCTGAAGATTTGCGTCAGCACTACGTTGGTGAGGGTGATAAATTTATTTTACAAATGGACGGTGATCCTCAAGGCTTTGTGCCCCGCGAAACTCATGCAGAACAAGTGAACAAAGTAGCAGAGTTCCGAGATAACAATGTGAAACTTAAAGCGGAGATAGAAGCCCAGCAGGAAGCCGTCAAACAACTTGATAACTATAGGGATCTTGACCCCACGGCGGCACGGGAAGCGTTAGCACAAGTGGCGGAACTCTCGAAAAAGGGAGTACGAAAAGCCAGTGATGTAGATGAACAGGTAAAGAATGCTTTACTTCAATTTAAAACCTCGGAATTAGAACCCTTGCGGCAATTACTGACCGAAGAAAAAACAGCCCGCCAGGAAGCGGATCAAAAAGTGTCCGCTGCGGCGATGAAGAACGAAGTGTTAAACCAATTTAAAGCGGCTGGGGGTCAAGATGCGGCAGTTGATTTTGTAGTCAGCCGTGCCAATGATGTATTTAAAATGGATGGCAATCAACTGGTAGCCCGCGAAGGGATCTATAGTGTAGATAACCCTGGTGAGCCGATAGGGTTAGGGGAATGGATGACCAAGCAAACCAAAGAAATTGCGTTTGCCTTTGGGAGTAGTAACGGCGGGGGTGCCCACAATCGGGAAGGGCATCCGGTTGGCACCATCCCGGCGGGAGTGCGGCAATTACGGAACCCGACGCCCCACCAACTGGGGGAACACGCCAAGGATATCCGTGAGGGGAAAGTAATGATCGTGAACGAGTAACACACAAGCCAGCAGAGTTGGAATCACGGGGTGGGGCCATCATCTGAACAGCTACGCGGGGCGTAGCGTGTGCAGCTTCGGGGAAGCTGACTGAATCACTTATTAAGTTAGCTTAGGAGTTGTACTGATATGGCTGGAACACTAGTCACAACCAATATTGTTCAGACGGCTGTAGCTATGGGCCTGGATGCCCTGCGGCAACAAGTCGTATTACCTCGGATCGTTAATCGTTCGTACGAAGATCGGATTGGCCCCGCTGCGCGGCAAGGATCAACGGTCAACGTTGCGGTGCCGTCTGCGATTACCACCCGCAGCGTCACGGCTGATGTGGTGCCCCCGGCTGTGACAGCGGTGACGCCCACCAGCGTAGCGATCACACTCGACCAGTGGAAAGAAGCCCCCTTTGCCATGTCTGATCAAGCGATCAGCCAGGTGCAGCGTGGCATCATTCCTATGCAGATGTCTGAAGCGGTCAAGAGTTTGGCAAACACCGTGGATGATTATCTGTGGTCATTGATTGATACCACGGCTGGCGTGTATGGGTACACGGGCACCGCTGGCACCACACCGTTTGCGTCAAATGTTTCACAATATCTTGACGCACGGGCGATTGCCAACAATCAACTGATGCCGATGGATAATCGTCACGTCATCCTTGATGCCGATGCGGAAGCTAATGCGCTGCAACTTACAGCATTTTTGGATGCCTCCGCTTCGGGCAGTAAGGAAACCGTGGTGGAAGGTGAAATTGGGTACAAGTTAGGTGCCCGGTGGGTGATGTCTCAAAACGTCGCAACACATACCGAAACCAATAGCCCCACAGGATGGTTGGTGAATGATGCGAGTGTGGCAGTTGGGGATACAACCCTGACCGTGGACACCGGATCAGGTGCGCCGGTTGAAGGTGATATTTTTAGTGTTGCAGGTAGCACACAGACGTACCAAGTGTCATCAGCGACTTCAACCGTGATCACCATGACTCCGGCGATCCAGTATGCCTATGCTGACAATGCGGCCCTGACGTTTAAGGGATCGTATGTGGAAAACATTCTTCTTCATCGGGATCTTATCGGTTTTGCGATGGCTCCGCTGATGGAAACAGAGCAGTTTTCTGGTGGCAGTATGTCAGCGACCGCTGTTGATGAAGATTCTGGGTTGGCTCTCCGATTAGAGATAACCAGACAGTACAAGCAGTACCAATGGAGTTTCGATGCTCTGTATGGTGGTGCGGTTATTCGGCCAGAACTTGGCGTCATCATCGCGGGTTAATTGGAACAGATCGCCTGTCAGGTGTACCCCTGTCTCAGCGGGGTACACCTGTACGGGGAGAAAGCGGGTGAGGTATGGCGATTGTTCAAACCATGACAGTAACACTTAAGGATGGATCAAACGCGGTGATCAATGCGTCAGATTTTGATCCAGCGGTATACACGCGGCCTTCTGCACCAAAACCTAAACGCCCTAGCAAGAAAAAAATAGGGGTGAAAAAATAACATGGCAGTTTTTCCGAAACGCAGCGTAAAGTTGCAATCACTTCCTCTTACACAAGCGGCGGCGGGTACGTATATCAGTGGGGAAACGTCGATCCCGATGGGTGTGACAAACATTATTTGCCAGTCGGTGTTTGTGCGCGGTTCCGGGGGCACTACGACAGATGTCTTTTTACAAACCTCGGTGGATAACGGATCAACATGGATTGATATTGTGCAGTTTGCTTTTGCCACTACCACAGCCACACGGGTCAGTGGAGTACGCCCCTCTATTGCCTTAGCCGCTAACGTTACCCCCACAGATGGATCGTTAAGTGACAATACGATCTTGGATGGATTGATCGGGGATCGGTTACGAGTAAAAACAGTGGTAGCCGGGACGTATCTTGGGGAATCCACGTTAGATGTTTCTGTGTGTATTAACTGATGGGTACCTCCACACTTGTTGCAACGGCGAAAAGTGCCACAGCTAATAGTTATTGCACATTGGCCGAAGCAGATCAGTATCACGATAATCGGCCAGCCGCGTCTACCACATGGGCTGATGCCTCTGAAAACGAAAAAATACGAGCGTTATTGTGGGCTACAAAACTGATGGAAGCCTTGTTTACATGGACGGGCTACGCCACAACCACTACGCAAGCGATAGGCTGGCCGCGTACGGGACTGTTAGAACGTATTGATGTGGTACTGGATTCAGATACAGTGCCGCAGGAAGTAAAAGATGCCCAAGCGGAATATGCCCGCCAACTAATTCTTGCTAACCGCAGTGAAGATAATGATGTGGAAAGTCAGGGGATTTCTTCGATTAAAGCGGGATCGGTTTTTCTCCAATTTACGGCGGATCAATATAACAAAGTGGTACCGGATGCGGTGTATCTGATGATTCCCCAGGATTGGTTTAGTTCTGTGCGCGGGCGGTTATCATCTACCCGCAGTTTGGTACGGGCTTCATGAGTTTTGCCACGATTGTGCAGAGTGGTGTGGCGTTAGCCAATAGCCTCACAGACTCGTTACAGGCATCCATTACGCATAAAGCGTATGCCAGTGATGATGGGTATGGAAAACCGACGTATGCCACGGGAGTAGTACGGCAAGCGATTGTAGAACGGCGGCAAAAATTCGTACGGAATGAACTTGGGGAAGAAAAACTTTCATTAGCGCGGGTGTTATTTGTTGGCCCTGTGACAGTTGGGGAACAGGATTTAATTACGTTACCAGATGGATCGGAAATGCCAATTGTCAGGATTACAGGCCCGGTTGACCCCACAACGAATGCGGAATTTCTTGTGGAGGTTGAACTTGGCTAAAAGTTTTGAATTAAAAGGTGTGCCAGAAGTCTTAGGCACCTTAAAAAAAATAGAAGGAAAGTTACCGCGTAACGTGGGGCGGGCGTTATATGAAGAAGCCCTGATCGAACAAAAAGAATCAATGGCCCGGACTCCTGTGGAATTTGGTACATTGCGGAATAGTCATGAAACCAGTTTTCCCTCGTATAAGGGGGATGAAGTAAGCGTAGAAATTAAAGTGGGTGGTCCTGCTGCCCCGTATGCCGTGGCGGTGCATGAACGGTTAGATGTGCATCATAAAGCAGGGCAAGCAAAATTTTTAGAGAGTACGTTACTCGGATCAGCTAAGTATATGTTGCAGCGGATTGCAAAACGGTTAGAAATTTTAGGGGGGGCGAAGTAACAACGTGGCTAACGTCCTGGACGATCGAGCAACACGGGTAGCCACGGCCATTAGTGGTACGGTAGGCACCGATGTGTTTAAAGCTACGATGCCCCCCACCCCGAATGCCTGTGTAGCGTTATATGAAACGGGCGGGTTAGCCCCCACGCGGGCTTTTGGTACGGCGGGCATTCAGTATGAACGCCCCGGTATCCAGTTTGTGGTACGCGGTGCCCCCTATGATTACCAAACCGCCCGCACTACGGCCCAAACGATTTTTGAAAACTTAGCCACAATTGAAACAGAGGATCTCTCAGGTACGCGGTATTATCTCAGTGAGAATTTACAGGAACCTTTCCCCCGTGATGTAGATGATCTAGATCGCCCCTACATTGCGTTCAACATGATTTTTACGAAAGATAAAAACGCATGAGTGTCACGGTACCGACGGCAAAAACGTGCCCGTGTGGGGCATCGAAAGAAGAAGCCAAACCTGTATTGGGTGGCCGCGTCGTATGCATGAAATGTGGGCATGAAAGGGATGCAGACTAATGGCAAAGTATCGTGCAAAAGTAGGTTTGAGATACCCCACCCCAGGAAGTTTGAAAACGGTACTTGCTGCGGGGGGTGTATCAAAACTTAGTGAAGCCCAATTAGAAAAAGTAAAATTTAAGGAAGTCAAAGCGGGGTCACTGTGTGATGATATTCCAGACAAATCTATTAAAAGTTTATTAGCTCAAGGGAGTATTGAGGAAGTGACCCCCGCAGCTAAAAAAACCAGAAAAGGTAGCTAATCATGGCAGCAGGAAAGTTTGGCCCACAGAGTGGTATTTTATATGTAGATGGGTATGATGTTCTGTCTAATAAAATTACATCACTCAGTGAAAAGCAAAATTCACAGCTAGTGGAAACCACGGGCATTGGTGATACGTGGGAAACGCACGCCCCGACTGGCACAACAACTTTAGAAGTAGTGCAGCAGGGTGCATTTTTTGATACCACTGCGAACTACTCCCATGCCGCATTCAGTGGGAGTTGTCCAACCTCCCCACAAGCCACTGCACGGGTTATGTGTTTAGGGTTTGGGGGGCAAACCACAGGGTATCCGTTTGTAGGTTTTGAAGGCACCTATAGTTACGAATATGAAGTGGTGGCGGAACTGGGGAATCTCCAAAAGGCTAATGTGACGTATGGCATGACCGGAAGCCGTTCCCCTGGCGTAATCCTCCAGCCCATTGCAACAAAAACGGCTACATGGGCTACGACCTCATCCCCGGTAGACAACTCGGCATCCACATCAGCCGGTGGCGTAGGCTTCATTCAGTGTACAGCGGCATCAGGATTCAGTGCGTTTGTGGGAAAGGTACGGCACTCAGCCGATAATGTTACGTACACCGATCTTTTATCGTTTACCGATAATGTAACAGCACCATTTGCAGAACGTGTGAGTGTGTCGGGAACTGTCAACCGCTACTTGGCTTTTTCGGGAACAGTAACGGGAACAGGATCAATAACTATTTTTGCGGGATTTTCCCGTTCATAGGAGAAGCTAATCATGGCAGGAAAATACGGCCCAGCAAGCGTTACAGTTACATTGGAAGATGGCCCCGGCGGAACGGCCCGTGCGCTGACCAATTTCATCTTGGAGGGTATCTCGGCCAAAACGTCCTCACAGTTAATGGATACCACTGCCCTTGGGGATAGCTTCACGGAGCAGACCCCAACAGGGTTGAAGACCGTGGAAAACATTACACTAACGTGCATTTGGGATACCACAGGCACCACGGGTACCCATGCGGTGTTGGGCACGGTGGATGATGGCCCGCAGGATGACGGGCGTGAGTTGGTTGTGGTGTTTGGTGATAGTAAAACATTCACTGTCGATGTGCGGCTAATGTCATCAGAAGTGGTAGCTGCAAACGGCAGCATTCAAACAATTGTGGCAGAACTCGTACCTACGGGTGCTGGTGTCTGGTCATAATTTTTTTCTGTAGGAGAATGAGCGAATGGGATTGGTGATAGGTGTAACAACAACGGTGCAACTCCCGCATGATGCGGGGGAAAGTGCGGTGATCCGTAAATTAAGCCACCGCAAATTATCAGAAGCGGCACAAAAACAACAAAGCACAGGGATCGGGTTTATGCGTGAAATTGGCCCGGAACTGATGGCAGCATTGCGGGCGGAAGATACCGATAAAATTGATCGGATTCAAAAGACACAGGAAGCCACTCTTTCTAATTACCATCGGGATTCCCTGCTAGAAAAGGGGATCGTGTCCTGGACACTGGAACCTGCGTTAACAGATAAGAACCGATCAGAAATGGTGGGGGAACTGGATGAACCCACGGCGGCATTTTTAGCAGAAGCGATTTTTGAATTTTCACGCCCGGATACAGAAGCAGAAGCGGGAAACGTGCAGAAGGGTTTGTCGAGTTCCTAGAGCAAGAAGGTACCGATATCCCTGCACCAGAGTTATGGATCATTAGTCGAGTTTGTGAAGAATTTAAATGTTTACCTGACGCGGCACGGGCGGCATTGGAGAATGATACCAACGGGTCAATTTTTCAAATTATGCAGTTACGATCTTTGGCAAGTGCTAAACAGCGGATCGAGGGGGCTGCTGGGAAAAATATGCCAACAGATGCCACGGCCCAACGGTATTTACAACTTCAGATGGAAGTGGTGGGGAAGCAATTGGGTATTGATACCAGTGAGAAAAAAGCATGATCAATATCGGTACGCTTCTCGCCGTGTTAAGACTTCAGGATAAGATGTCTCCAGCCTTAGCCAAGGCGAGAACCAATCTTACAAAAACAGGTGAAAAATTAAAGTCTGTGGGGGCCGGGATGACGGCCACCGGGACACAAATGACCATGGGGTTAACCCTCCCCATTGTTGGACTGGGTGCGGCTGCTGGGATTGCGTTTGGCAGTTTTGAAAAATCCATGAACCGCGTTAAAGCCTTAACCGGGGCTACAGGTGGAGATTTTAAACTCTTAGAAAATCAAGCAAAAGACCTGGGCAAAACTACAAAATTTTCAGCCGGTGAAGCCGCTGATGCCATGGGCTTCCTCGGTATGGCTGGGTTTAAGACTAAAGAAATTTATGGGGCCATGCCCAATGTGCTGGAGTTAGCGTCTGCGGCCACGTTGGATATTGCCAGTGCTGCGGATATCACCAGCAACATCATGACGGGCTTTGGGCAAACTACGGAAGATCTCGCCCATACCAATAACGTACTGGTTAAAGCGTTTACCTCGGCCAATACGGATCTGACACAGCTAGGCGTAGCATTCAAGTACGCGGGGCCGGTGGCGAAGTCTGCGGGTCTGTCTTTTGAATCGACTGCTGCCGCTATTTCCATGATGGGGAATGCGGGCATTCAGGGATCGATGGCGGGCACATCCTTGCGCGGGGCCATCACACGCTTGTTGGGGCCATCAAATAAAGCCGCAAGTGTGATGCGGAAGCTGGGGTTAAATGTCACCGATTCTACAGGCAAGATTAAACCGATGGATGAGATCGTGCGGCAGTTGGGT